CAAAACGGTCTATTGCATAAAAATAATCCCAACATACATAAAGATGTGTGGGCAACTGCCTCTTGCAATTTTCGGATATTAAACAAGACAAATCAAAATTTTTCTCTTCTGCGTTTGTGAAGTTTACCGGGATGCCCTTATCTTGAATAATTTCAAAGACTTGGTTTCGCTCTTGTTTCTCCATATTATATGCCGAACAAAACGAGGCAAAGACCTTATCACATTCTGCTTTGGAGAGTGTGACAACATTCATGGTCTGACTGCTGTGCTCCTTTTTGAAAAAATCGAATTTGAATTGTTCCATATATTTTGTTTTGCTTTCGCAAAAATACAATTATTTTGCGAAAGCGCATCTGATTTTCAGAAGAAATACCCTCCACTCTCTTTTTTATTTTTATATCCATGGTCTTCAAAGAGTTTGGCGGTGTCAGATTGCTTCCACTCAGCGAATACGTTGCCCTTGGCTAAACGTATGCTGTTCAAGATGTCGATGATGCTTGGTATCGGATATTCCCCGATGCGGAGGATGGAGAACTCTATGGCGAAGATGCGTTGGTAGAGGCGACGGTAACGGTCGGAGTTGGCGAGGGTATCCCATGCGGAGAGGATGTTGGCGGAAGAAAAAGAGGAGTCGCGGGTCGGACAAGTCCGCCCACGACTTGGGGAGGGATAAATCGAAAAATGCTTCCATACTGCGAAAGTACGGAAGCATTGTATGGTAAGAAAAGACAAATTGTTTATTCTGGTTTCTGCACAAACATGATTTTGTCAAAAATATCACCTGCAGAAACGGCTACACGAACATAACGTCCATCCTGTGTTTCGTTTGGCGCAAATGTAACAGTGAGCGTATTTCCTTCCACCTTTGAAGATGTATAGCTGCCTTTAACTTCGGAATAAAGTTTGTCATCATACGCAGGAACGTTTATAATGGTTTTAGTTTTATCACCCACCGACTCATTAACGTATTCAATCCAAAAATTCTTGTATTTCTTGCATTTGAAAGTATATGTACCGCCAGACTTTGGCACGCCAATAGCCTTGCCAAAACTTGGTGTTAGCGCTACTTCATAATTGTTCTTTTCCCATTTCATGGCATCCCAATCACCATCGTCTTTGCTGCATGAAGCTAAAGACAAGATGCAAGTAAAAAGCAACATGGTTGCAAATAGTCTCTTTTTCATTTGTTATATATTTAATGGTTTTAATTATAAAACGCACAACCTCTTTAAATGTTGCCTGGAAAATGCAACTTTTTCAGAAGAAATACCCACTTGCTCCTTTTTTATTTTTATATCCATGGTCTTCAAAGAGTTTGGCGGTGTCGGAGTTTTTCCATTCAGCGAATACGTTGCCCTTGGCTAAACGCATGCTGTTCACAATGTCGATTATGCTTGGTATCGGGTATTCACCGATGCGGAGGATAGAGAACTCGATGGCAGAGATACGCTGATACATCCGCTTGTATTGAGCGGTGTCGAGAGTCATGTTCCACTTGTTGAGAGCGTTGGCCGTGCGAAGCATGTCCATGAGTTCCGGACTGAAGAACTCCGTTTCGAGGCGGTGCTCAATTGTGAGCAACTTGGCACGAGTGTCCTGATATCGCAGCCAGATATGGTCAGCGAAGCCCAGTTGGTGCACGATGTCGAGTGTAGGAAACATCGTGGCAGCGAAGTAATTGAACTGCTCCGAAGCAGTCCAATGATGAGCTTCCGGAAGCATGTTGAGGATAACGGCAAGCGCATCGTCGCGCTGTTTTTCGAGAGAAAGAAGAAGTCTCTCGATGCGCTCCTTAGATGCCGGTATCACATTCTGATTACTGACGATGCCGAAGCCGTTAGGCGTAAGGATGAGGTCGAGCTGTGGCACTGCGTGCAACATTGCCTCTGCAGCCGTGATGATACGGCAGTAATGCAGGAGCGGTATGCTGTCAGAGTATGAGCGGATGCGACTCATCGTGTCGGATGAAACGAAAGTGGCGGTAAGCCATTGCTCCGCCTGTAAGAGGTGATACTGTATCTTGTCGAAAAGAGATAGTTCACCTGCTACCGCTTTGAGCGTGTTGGGAACGTACTTTCTTAGAGTGTCATTGTCATTTATCAGATTGCTCATTGTCTTTGGGTTTGTTGAGTGAAACTTGTTTTGCGTCCTTATTTTCATCGAGCGTGGTGAGCTGGATGAATGGGCAGTCCGGCTTGACCGCTGTCCATTTGTTGAAACGGATGATCAGTCGGTGAACGGAAAAGAGAAGGTCGTGGTAAGGTTTCTGTAAAGCCTGGGCGATGGTGTAAAGCTCCCGCTTGTCGCTGCCGGAGTTATTGGTCTGCGACTTGCCTGGCACCGAGCCTACGAGGTTAGAATGTACACGCATGGTGAAGCACATCATGTTGATGGCTTCGACAATGTCCGTCGCCCAGTCGCCACCCTCCTTATCCGTCTCGATTTTGTTGATTACCACGTCGTGTTGCTCCTCGCCATTCGGTGAAACGTAGAACGTGGAGAAAAGCACCTTACCGCTGTTCTCCATGCCAGTGAGGAAGTTGATGATGTTGTCCTTCTCCTCGTTGACACGTTCCTGCTGCTTGACACGGTCAGTTATGCCCTCGACCTTGAAGATGTTGTTCCAGAACGAGTTGGCAATCTCGATGTGGTATTTGATGGGCGCTGAGTTTCGGAGCTTCGCTTCCTTAGCGATGCCAATGAGCTACTTGATGTTGAACCACTTTCCTTTGAAAAGAGCTGCATAGTATGGTATCGGATAATACGTATTGTCGGGCGTAGGAATACGGCTGACGACAGCGAACTTCTTGATTTTCTTCCCTCTGTTCTGAAGGTCGGTGAATGGCGACTGTGGATTGAGAAGTTCGATGCGCTCGATGTCCTCCGGACTAACCGTATTACGCCAGTTGGCATAGAGGATATAAGGTATCACACCCGACTTGTCGGCAGGAGCAAAGCGGACATAGCACGCCTGTTTGCGCACGATGCGGACAATGCGACTGGCATCCTCATTGAGGATGATCACGCTGACGCAAAAGCCGAAGTGCTTGAAGTCCTGGCACACTCCGAGGAAGTAACTTGCGAGGTCGTTGTCCAGCATGAAGTCATCCACTTGCGCTTGCACTTGTGCGGTGGCAAGCTCTGTGTCATAGACAAGTCCGCTGCCATAGCAGACTTCAGCATTGAACATCTGGCAAGTGCTCATTGTCTCGTCAGACTCAATGAGGTCAATGATGTTGTACGGCATCTGATTGTCACCTCCCCATGGGATGTACTTCATCTTGTCGTTGATGATGATTGGTGCAATGTTGTGCTCCTCCTTTAAGACTTCACTTGTCTTGGAGGTGAAGGCTGCGGAGGCGTGGGCACCGGGGATAGTGACAACGGATGTTGGGGGAATAAATGAAAAATCGCTCATATCTTGCTTTTTTAGGGCAAAGATATGAGCGAATGGGAGGTGGGGAAAAGACAAGGCTAATTCTTAATTCCTTAGGAATTATATGCTTTTATATAAAAAGGCTAATCTTTAATGCGTGAAAATCAATCGTGGTTTATACGAAAAGTTCTAAAATAACGTTATTCCATTAAACCATCTGGGTTTAATATATGATTAACTAATAATTTTAGACAAAATGAAAAAGATAATATCACCTATTCTCTCAATCGCTCTTTTTACAACCCTCATTCTTCTATTTCTGATACACTTTCAGAGAGTAGACGCACAATCTATTTATAAATGCGATAATGAGAAACACATCTGTTACAAAAACTCTGATGGGAAAACAATAGTGAAGAGCAAGAAATACACAATAGCGTTTACAGACACTATAACGTCCATCGGTTTTGTAGGTAATAGAAAAGGTAAAATCATCGGTATAGACAACCATGGAAAGGAGTTGTTTGAGGTATATAAGATAGACAATGGTCCAGACTGCGTTAGTGATGGCTTGTTTAGAATTATTGGGAAAAATGGCAAAGTGGGGTTTGCCGACACTTGTGGCGTTATCGTAATACCACCTGTTTTTTCTTATGCCACTCCATTCCTTGATGGAGAAGCCAAGGTAACTTTTGAGGGCGAAGAACAAAAACAAGGAGAGTATCAATATTGGGAAAGCAATCAATGGTTTTTGATAACGAGTCCGAACTTGTTAGATCATAGTATGAACGAGATGGCTACATCTACTAAATTTGACACGCCAACATTGACAACGGAGGAAAAGCACAAAGTCAAGGAACTGGCTGCACAAGCCCCTGATAGCATAAAAACATGTTTCTCCTTTTTGCTTTACAAATGGAATTACGCAATAACCCATAATCGTGAAATGCTCTTGAGCTCAAATACATATTCGTATTCAAAGTTACCCGAGTTCCACTATTTGAAATCCATGGGGAAACAGATAATACCACTTATCATGGAACAACTTATTGAGCCATCAAATTTTCATCTGTTGGTTCTTTATGAAGCTGTGCAAGAAGATAGCAGAAAGATTGTGAAAGACCACACTGGAGGCGAACAGAACAGAGCCATAATGAATGTGAAAAGATGGCTTGGCAGTAAGTAGGGATTCGCATTGAAAACTGTAGATATTTGTCTTAATCCAACAGTTTCATTCGATTTTTATCTTCCAAATGTTTTCAGGTGTCTTCTCTGTTTGCAAAGGAACTTGCTCTATCGAATGTGCCGTTGCTTTCTTTCTCTTTTTGTTTTGTCTTGTTTGTTTTCTGAAACTTTTAAAGAGAAAGTTTCTTCCCATGCCATTGCCAAAAATCACATCCAATGGTTCGCCAGTATCTTTCCATATCCTGACCTTGGCAGCATAGTCAAATGCAAATCTGACAGCCGTGCTGTCATAAGTAAAAACCACTTCATAATACGCTTTTCCAAACTGTTTTCTTATTTTGCGATGATTGTCACCATAGTCGTCCTTTTGGAAAATCCGCATTTCAGATATTTCAGCACCTTTGAAAAACGGAACGTATGCAGGACCAAAGGTATTGGCGACACTCCTTGCGGCAGTTATAAGTGCATCCTTTTGGCAGACATCAGCACAACTGCTTGGAGCCAATGGCTGGGCAGATAATGTCGTAACCATCAGAAAAGCGATTGGTAAGAGGAAACGCTTTTTCATAATCACTTATTTGTTATGGCACATTATTCGTACAAACAGCGTTTCATTGTTTCGTAATTGTAAATTTCAATTTCTGGAGTCCTTTTTTGTATACATTGGCCAAGATGAGATAATACTGCAGTTTCTCGCCTTAGTTCATCTTTTTTGTAATATACTCAAATTCGCTTTCCGGTATTACATCCTTAAACAACGGGCCGCCGTCCTCATTGTACACCAACCTTATATCGTCTGTCAGCGGAGAAATGACGTATGAGCAATACGCCTGATATGGGATGCTATTGAATTTGACCCAGTTGTCATCGCCTTTATCCAAAACATTTTCTACGTATATCCTGCTATGTTCATAAGAAGGCTTTGGCCACCCATTGCCTTTATAGATATTTCCTTCGCCATCTACGATATAGTTGTCTTCTGTCTCGTATTTGTTGTACGGGCACAGCTCCTGATACTCAATGTCGCTTTCTGACTTTACACTATTGGTTGGAGTTTCCGTCTCTTTGACGAGTTTGTCTTGAACAATTTTGACGAGCAAATATTTGTGGCTATAGCCGTCAGCTGGCGGATTGGCAAGTGTAGTCATCTTTACCCGCAATTCATACTCATGCCCTTTTACATAAGTGAAACCC